TTGTTGGTGGTCAAGGCTAACGCTAGGCGTGTCTGTTCATCATCAGAGAGGGTAGGCAGTACGCGCTCGACCCTTACGCGGTTGGACACTACTGCACCGTTGCGTGAGCGTGTACGCTTAGGGCGTATCACGGCGCGACCGTGCGCGGTATCGGTTAGGCGAGCGTTAGCAGACCCTAGACGGGTGTCGCTAGCGCGTACCTTACGCGGTGGCACTACGATACTACCAACCCCTCCATAGGGGTTGTAACTCATTAACCTATCCTTTCGCTATTGTGTGCCATATTCTAGCACACTATCGTTTCATAAGTCAAATCGGGGAATTACTTGCGTGTCGTTGGATAGACTAGGGGCGTGTATCCCAACCCCGAGGGTCTGTTACTAGGTACGAGTCGCGCCTAGCCTATCCTAACACTATTTAGAGTGACGCTCTAGATAAAATCTAGGTCTGCTCTAGTTGTTAAGTGACGCTCTAGAGATATTCTCTAGGTCTGCCTAACAAGTAACAAGATACACCAACGGGGCGAGTAATGCAACTCGACACGCCGATAACCTAAAAATTATTTTAGGCTTATTTGGTATCCCGTCACTATGTAATTTTTTCAAGCACCCCGAACAATACACGCTCAACCCCAACAAGTCAACCCGACACGCCGAAAGGGTACTGTGATTTAGGTCACACCCCACAAGGGTTACACAATACGGACAATAGGGTCATAGTATATGAAATCTATATTTAATGGGGCGAAATGGACATAGGGGGCAAGTCGGGCAGATAGTCTATCGCCCTATAAATCTATAAATAGATAAATAACCTAAGCGATAAGTCAATAAGTCGTTTAGTCGATTTGTCGACAATTCATTTGACCCCACAATGTATTATATTGGTTCGGACTGCTGATATAGTCTCTGGTAAAAACTTTCTGTTATATTATATAAAGGGGGCTATATATAGAATACTACCTACAAAATCACCATAAAACGGACATTTTAAAAATATATTGTAGCAAAACGTTCGGTTTTGCTCTATGAACAGGTTATCTTATATGTATAGAAATACATATACGGAGTCGCTCCGTTTAAGACTCCGCGACTCCTATATAATATATATTATAATATATATGGGATAGGTCTACCGTTAAGCGGTTACCGCTAATATACCGATATTTGGGGGATAACTGATGGGTAGAAAACCAGGGGTACAAGCCGTCCCTAAACGGGAGGCTCAGGAGAAGGTTCTCCAACACTTAGCCTCAGGTGCCACGATTACCTCGGCGATGCAGGCAGTGGGACGTTCTGACGTAGCCTTCCGCCAATGGGTAGCAACTGACCCTGACTTCAAGCAAAGGGCGGACGAGGCCCGCCTAGAGGGTAAGGGTATCAGGACTGACCTTGGCAACCTCAAGGACATCGAGTTCCCTGACTTCTCGGAGCAGTTCCTCGACACTAAACTTTTTGAACATCATCTTGACTGGTACGACCTGATTGAGGGACGCGAGCCACGTTGGATTCATCCAGCGATGACTTACGAACCTGGCGCCCTAAACCGCGTCCTAATCAACGTACCACCAGAGCACGCCAAGTCTACGGTCATTACGACCAACTACGTGGTCTACAAGATTGTGACCAACCCTAACGCCCGAGTAATCATTGTCTCTAAGACTCAGGGTATGGCACGCAAATTTTTGGGCGCGATTAAGACTCGTCTTAGCCACCCAGCCTATGCCAAACTCCAGGCGGCCTTCGGCCCTAATGGTGGATACAAGGCAGATGCGACTCAATGGTCAGCAGATATGATTTACCTAGGAACGGGACGTGACTCAGGTGAGAAGGACCCGACGGTGCAAGCCCTCGGATTCGGCTCTCAGATTTACGGTGCTCGCGCCGACCTGATTATCCTAGACGATGTGGTGATGAACTCAAACGCCCACGAGTGGGAAAAGCAAATCGAATGGCTTCAGAAGGAAGTAATCACCCGTTTGGGACGGCACGGAAAATTACTTGTAGTAGGAACCCGTGTCGCTCCCGTTGACCTTTATAAGATGATTCGTGAAGGCGACCAGTGGTCTGGTGGCAAGTCACCCTTTACTTACTTTTCACAACCTGCGGTTTTGGAGTTCGATGAGAACCCAGCCAACTGGAAAACGCTCTGGCCTAAGAGCAACCAGCAGGAAAACGCGATTGACGAGGCGGACGAAAATGGACTTTATCCGAAATGGGATGGACCCTCACTCTTTACAAGGCGCTCTGAAGTTGCGTCATCTGTTTGGGCTATGGTCTACCAACAAGAAGACGTCGTCGAGAATTCAATATTCTCGCCAACAGCAATTGCAGGATGCGTTAACGGTATGCGAAAGCGTGGGCCTCTCAAGCCAGGAACTCCTGGACATCCCAAAGCGGTGGAGTCAGCCTACACAGTAATCGGTTTTGACCCTGCGGTATCGGGACGGTCTGCCTTCGTAGCGCTGAGTTATAATCGCGTCGATGGCAAGATTTATGTGCTTGACTGCGTGAATATGTCTGACCCTTCTCCACAGAAGGAACGGGCATTGATTGAGGAGTGGGTAGAAAGATACCGTCCTCAGGAGTTCCGCGTAGAAATCAACGCACATCAGAAGGCATACTCTAAGGATACAGACCTTCGTGATTTCCTCACGATGTACGGCTGTCGCCTAGAGCCACACTTCACTGGCAAGAACAAGTGGGACGTCGGATTCGGTGTTGCCTCTATGTCTCCATTATTTGGAAGCACAAAGGATGGCCGATTCCAAGATAACAATATGATTGAGATTCCAAGCACTGAGGGCTCAGAGGGACTTAAGTCTCTTGTACAGCAACTTATCACCTGGAAGCCTGATACAAAGAACCCAACTGATACAGTTATGGCTCTCTGGTTCGCCGTCATTCGTGTGCGTGAACTGATGCAGCAGTCATCAAGAGTGGGAAGTTACCAATCAAATCGCTGGGCTACAAGAGCCCAACGTTCACAACGAGTCTCACTAAATCTAGACGACGCCTTTGCAGAGCAATGGGCAGAGAATTACGGATAGGAAACCAATGGCATTATCAATGGAACAGGTAGTAGCAAGAGTCGATGCTCTGCGCTACCGTAATACCGAGCGCGATTCTCGTAACCTTGACGTACTTGCTGTCCGCAGAGGAAAGATTTCTGAAGTCTATCCTGACTTCTTCCCAGATGGCGTAGATGCTAACGTCGTTGCTAACTTTATCGATATTGTTGCACGCGACCTTTCTGAGGTTATGGCACCGCTTCCTGCGGTTAACTGCTCTGCAGCCAATGCAACCAATGACCGTGCTCGTAGTTTTGCTGACAAGCGTACTCGCATTGCAGCCAACTACTTCCAGCACTCTGACCTGTCAGTACAGATGTACTCAGGTGCAGACTGGTATATCACATATGGATTCCTCCCGTTCGTAATTGAACTGGATGAAGAAAGCAAAGTGCCACGCATCCGCCTAGAGAACCCTGTGGGGGCTTACCCAGAATTCGACCGCTACGGACGCTGTGTTGCATTTGCAAAACGATACGCTTTAACGCTAGGCGAACTCGTCGCTCAATTCCCTGACTATGAGTCTCAACTTCTTGGACGTAGAGGATACGACCAGGACTTGAACCATCAGGTTGAGATGATTCGTTACTATGACAAAGATGAATCAATCATCTACATCCCTGAGAAAAGAAACTTAGTCCTTTCTCGCGCATCTAATCCACTTGGAAAGATGATGATTGTTGTTGCACGTAAACCATCTATCGATGGTGAACTACGTGGACAGTTTGATGATATCCTAGGTATTCAGTTGCTTCGCAACCGCTTCGCGTTGCTTGCAATGGAAGCAGCAGAGAAGTCAGTACAGGCTCCTATCGTACTTCCTCAAGATGTACAAGAGTTGCAACTTGGTGGCGACGCGGTTATCCGCACAGCAAACCCAGCAGGTGTACGCCGTGTAGAACTTAATCTACCACAAGGCGCATTCACTGAGCAGACACTTCTCAATCAAGAACTTCGCGTTGGCTCACGTTATCCTGAGTCTCGTACAGGAAACGTCAATGCATCTGTTGTTACAGGCCAAGGCGTACAGGCTCTTATGGGAGCATTTGATACACAGGTCAAGTCAGCACAAGCAATCTTTGCTGCTGCACTTCGTGATGTTATTACTCTTTGCTTTGAAGTTGATGAGAAACTCTTCCCTGAAGAAAAAACAATTCGTGGTGTAGACTCAGGTTCTCCATACGAAATTACATACAGACCATCTAAAGACATCAAGAGTGACTACTCTTCAGATGTACGCTATGGTATGTTGGCAGGTCTTAATCCTGCACAAGGACTTATCTTTATGTTACAAGCACTTGGTGGTGGACTCATCTCCAAGGATATGGCAATGCGTGAACTACCATTCACTGTTAACGTATCACAAGAACTAGAAAAAATTGAAATCGAGAAAATGCGTGATGCATTGCTCGGTTCACTTACAGCCTACACTCAAGCGATACCACAAATGGCGACACAAGGCCAGGACGCTTCTGAAGTAGTTCGTAAGATTGCTGATGTGATAAAGGCTCGACAAAAGGGACAAGCGTTGGAAGACGCTATCGAGGCTACCTTTGCACCTCAGCAACAAGTTCCTCCTGCTGGGGCTCCTACTAATGCGGTTGAGCAACCGTCCCCTGTTCCCACTGGTGCTCCAGTAGGAGGCACACCTTCACCAGAGGGTGCTCCAATCGAAATGGCTCCGCAAGGACCACCAGATATTATGAGTTTATTATCAGGAATTAGTGGAACGGGACAACCGACAGCGAGCGTGCGTACAGTACGTAGAGCATAGAAAAGCAGGGGACAATGACAACTATCATCGGTATAGAGTATAAAGACAGCGCAGCAATTGTTGCAGATAGTCAAACAACTGATGACAGTGGTCGAATCTATAGTCATCCTGATGTAAAAAAGATTGCAGAACGTGGAGCATTCTTAGTTGCTGGCTCTGGTGAGGTATTACCTTGCGATGTAGCACAGCATATATGGGAACCACCAGTTCCAACTAAAGTAGATTATAAAGATTTATATCACTTTATGATTGCAAAGGCTATGCCTTCTCTTCGTAAATGTTTATCAGAGAATGGTTATAACTTTGATGAAGATAATAAAGAGATGCGCTTTCAGTTTATAATTGCAGTTGGCGGAGAAATATTTGATGTAGACCAAGAGTGTTCAGTATCTAAATCTGACACTGGAGTTTACGCAGCAGGTTCAGGTGCAGCATATGCACTTGGTGCATTACACGCTGGTGCTGATGCTTATGAAGCAATGGAGATTGCATCTAAGTTAACAGCGTTTACAGCACCACCTTACATATCTAAAATTCAACTAAAGCATATTAAGTAGGAGGAACAATGGCAGGACAACCAGGACGCAGCGGAGGATTTCGCCCGACTGCTGACCAGAATAACCCTGCAAATGTTTCTGCTACAGGTGGCGCAGGCCAACAAGGTGCTAAAGCATACAAGGGTATGCCATACGGACAAGGACAAGCATTGATGCAACAGCAACAATCAGCAGCAATGGCAGGTCCTGCACCAAAGCAAGCAGCACCAATGGCTAATCTTAAGCCAGTAACTTCGATTACTGCACTTACAGAATTTCCTGAGCAACCAGTAACTGACGGTGCAGCACTTGGTGCTGGTCGTGGACCTGAAGCACTTGCACTTCCACAACAGGACGATGACACAAACTTTAATGCAGCAATTGATTCATACTATCCAGTGCTTGCGTTTATCAACTCACGTCCTGAAACATCTGCAGAAACACGCCGAGTATTGTCTATCTTGATGCGTGGTCGTGGATAATGAATGTATGGAATCGTTTAGGTAACCTTGCAAAAGGTACCATTGACTGGGTAGGTGACGTTGGGCTTGCAGCAGGTGCTGCCCCAAAGTTCATTTGGGATATTGGTACAGCCCCATTCAATGACCGTAAAGAATTTAATGGATTTTTTAATACATTGCAACAGGCTAGCACTGACTTTGTAAAGAATGTTGCACGACCAGTTGGTGGTGTACTTTCTGCGATTGATAAGACAAATCAGAATCTTATTCGTCAACCACTTAGCGCAGCATTGTTGTATGCACAGGGTGATGGTCTTGGTC